TCGGATATCAAAAAACCACCAAGACACCCAATGAACTTTAAAGAAAAAGTTCGACATATGTCAAAGATGGGTGTACCTTCAAATCGAATTGTTAAGGAAACTTCACCATATGTGGCTAAGAACTTACTGAAAAAGTTCGGTAAGGATACTGCAGTTGTATACATATTTGGTAAGAAAGATGCTGGAAGATTAAGTGGTGGTAAGAAGAAAGATGGTTCACCAGGATATTTCCAAGATTATAAAAAGAATAAGGGTAACATAAAGAGTCATGAAGAACATGGATACTTTTTAGTTGCTCCCCATGTTAGTATGAAGATTGGTGGTAATGAGATTTCAGGTACCACTATGAGAAACATATTAGGTTCACCTAAAATTAAAGATGAGGATAGACCTAAAATATTCAAGAAGTTATTTGGGTATTATGATAAAGGTGTTTACAATATGTTAACTAACAAATTCAAAAAACTATTTGAATTTTATAATCAACAATCAGTAAAAAATATCCTAAAAGAAGTTAGTGCTCTTGGAGCTACCGTAAGAGCGGGTGATTTAGATGATGAGGGTTTGTATGATTTCTTTAATTCATTTAATGATTACAAAAGGGTATCACCAAAACATGCTGATATATTAGGTTGGGAAGTTATTGGTGATATTATTAGTGATGAAGCTAAAGACCCATCATTTGATTTTGTTTACAAAGCAGATAGGGTTGATACGGTAACTTTTGGTAAAACTATTAATCAGAAAACATCTAATGAAGATAGTGTAGATAATCCATTTCCTAAGTACCGAGCTCACATGAAAAATCTTGTTGGAAAAATGGGATGGGAGATTGTGAAGTTCTTTGGTAAACCTACAGCAAAAATGAAAGATTCACTTGCACATGATATGAAAACATCAGTAAGTGGTGTAGAGAAAATCAAGAAGTTGCAAGAATCTTTTGAAAACCAAACAAAGGAGTTATTACTTATGGGCGGAGCCTATGGACACATGAGTCATCCATTTGATGACAATAATCTTACATTTTCAGATTTGAAACAGATAGTTATTAATGGTATAGGAGGAAAGTTAGATAGAGAAGATGGAGTTACAGAGAAACTCGATGGACAGAATTTAATGGTGAGTTGGATTGATGGAAAGTTGAGAGCAGCTCGTAACAAAGGACATTTGAAAAACTTTGGAAAAACTTCACCTACCACAAGTGGAATAGCAACTATCTTCAAAGGTAGAGGAGAAATCAAGAAAGCCTTTGTAGGTGCTATGAAAGATTTAGAAAAAGCAATCGGTAGATTATCGGATAAACAAAAAGAAAAAGTTTTCGGTAATGGTAAACGATGGATGAATTTAGAGGTTATGTATCCAGCAACAGCAAATGTAATAGATTATGATGTGGCAGAGATAGTGTTTCATGGTACATTAGAGTATGATGAAAGTGGAAGACCTGTAGGTCAACCAAAAGATTCTGCTCGTATGTTGGCTGGTATGATTAAACAAGTAAATCAGAATGTACAAAAAACATTTAAGATTGGTAAACCAATTTTCTTGACCGTACCAAAAGTACAAGATTTTGGTAAGAAAAAAAATATGTATTTAGGTAAACTAAAAAAACTACAATCACAATATAGTTTAAGTGATAAAGATACATTGGGTGAATATCACGAGGCGTATTGGAGAGAGTATATTTACAATGCAAGTAAACAATTTGGTGTGAAACTAAAACCAGCTCAGTTTGCTAAGTTGATTCGTAGATGGGCGTACTTTGATAAGAGTTACAAGATACAAGAAATCAGAAAAGATTTTGGTGATAATCCAAAGTTCTTAGATTGGATATTAAATACGGATAAGTTTGACCATAAGAAAATTTTTAAAGATAATATAAAACCATTTGAAATATTGTTCTTTCAAGTTGGTGCTGAGATATTGAAAAACATAAGTGGATATATGGCAGTGAATCCAAAACGAACAATACAGAAAATGAGACAAGAAATGATTAGTGCAATGAAAGATTTGCAAAAACCTGATAATATAGAAAAACTTAAAAAGTTAAAATTACAAATACAGGAGCTTTTGCACCAATCAATCAGATACTTGGTAGTTTGAAATTTGGATAGGAGTTACAATGGCTAATTATAGTAAAGATATGGAGAGACAAAATAAGGCCTTAAAGGACTTACTCTCTGGTAGAGAACATGAAAAAGATTATGTTCAAGTAGGATACGAAGGCAAAAAAGATAATCGTGGTGGAGAAACAAGAGAATCAGAATTAAGTAAGATTATGCAATCAGTTAGGATGCCTTTGTTTTGTCCTGAGTGTAAAAAAGCAATGAAGAAAAAACTTGATGATAAGTTTTGGAGAATGATGGGTCATTGTTTTGATTGTCAAATAGAAATGGAACACAAACTTAGAGTTAAAGGTGAGTATGAGGATTGGGCTAAGAAAAAAGTGTTAGAAAATAAAAAATCATATTTTAAAGATTTACAACAAAGTATTGAAGAGTTTGAAAAACAAGGTGGAAAACAAACATGGTTGAATAATGTTGGTGTACAAACACCTGAACTTGAAAAAGAAGAATGGGCGATGGGTGAACAGGAGTTTGAAAAGGTAGTTAGTGAAGCTAAAGATTACTTAAAAAATATGCAGGAGGCCATCGATGAGGAAGAGAAATTACTTAATACTGCCTGAGGATATTGTTTTGGATATAATGTTGATGGTATCAAGGTTGGGTGAAACTGCTGTTGATTATCACAACAAAGTTAGTTCAGAACAATCAGGTGAGACTGTACGAGTATATACGAGAATTTTAGAAAAACTTATGGATTTGGAAGAACACGATATTGATTATAAACCACAAGGTATATCGTTTGAAGAATTGTTAAAACAATGTGGTGTGAAAAAACCTAAAAGGAGAAAATAATGGGATTAATCGATTTCATAATGAATCTATTTTTTGGCAAAAAGAAAAAAGAAGAAGTCAAAAAATTAGATGAGGCAATCAAAGTAAAAAACAAAGAAGTTTCTAAACTTGAAAAAGAAGTAGAGAAACTTGAAAACAAGAAGAAAGTTAACAAAAAAGAAGTTGGCAATCTTAAGAGAAAAGTAACTAATACTAAAAAACAAATTGCACAGGCTGAGAAAGCAGTGAAAACTGATGATGTTGATGAGGCTGTAAAATTTTTGAAGAAATTTAGTAAGTAGTATATATTTATATATATGAGATATATTATTTACATATTATTTCTTGGTTTGTTGTTTGGGCAAGATACAAAAACTTATACCTTTTCAGAGGAAGAAGTTCTTGGGTTCACTAATAAAATCAAAGAGTTAGAGTTAAAAGATAGTTTGAATGTATCTTTAGTACAAGATTTAGAAAAACAAATCTCGTTATTAGAAGATAACGCAAAAACTAACGAAGTGATTATTGATTTTAGAACACAGCAACTTCAGTTACAAAAAGAAACTATTAATCTGTATAAGGAAAAAGTTAAAGTTGTAAAACCTAAGTGGCACGAAAACAAATGGTTATGGTTTGTTTATGGTGTTGGGGCTACGGCGATTTCAGTTAATCTTGCAGGACAAATAAACTAATGGCGGAACAAATAAAAGAAGTAATCAAAAAAGAGTATGTTAGATGTGCTCAAGACCCTGTCTACTTTTTAAAAAAGTATTGTATGATTCAACACCCGATTAAGGGTAAGATTCCATTTAGTTTGTATCCATTTCAGGAAGCAACAATAAATGAATTCAAGGATAATCGATTCAATATAATTTTAAAAGCCAGACAGTTAGGGATAAGTACATTAACTGCTGGTTACTCTTTATGGATGATGACATTTTTCCAAGATAAGAATATATTAGTTATAGCTACAAAACAAGATACCGCGAAAAACTTGGTAACTAAAGTTCGTGTCATGCACGCAAACTTACCGAGTTGGTTGAAACAAAAATGTGTTGAGGATAATAAATTAAATCTTAGGTATGTGAATGGTTCACAGATTAAGGCAAGTGCAAGTGGACCTGAAGCCGCTCGTTCCGAGGCACTATCATTATTGATACTTGATGAGGCGGCCTTTATTGATAAGATTGATGAGATATGGACTGCATCACAACAAACACTTACAACAGGTGGTAGTTGTATTGCACTTTCAACACCTAATGGTGTAGGTAATTGGTTTCATCAAACTTGGGTACAAGCCGAAGAGGGTAGGGGATTATTCAATGATATTAAATTACATTGGACTGTACATCCTGAAAGAGAACAATCATGGAGAGATGAACAAGATGAATTGTTAGGTGTACAAGGTGCGGCACAAGAATGTGATTGTGATTTCCTAACATCAGGTACATCAGTAATTGATGCTAGAATATTAGAAGAATGTAGAGAAAAACACTCAGAAGAACCTGTAGAGAAACGAGGAGTTGATAGTAATCTTTGGATTTGGAAACAACCAGATTATACTAAAAACTATGTAGTGTGTGCTGATGTTGGTAGAGGAGATTCAAAAGATTATAGTGCTTTTCATGTTATAGATGTAGAGACGGTAGAACAAGTAGCGGAGTATAAAGGTAGAATTCCTACTAAAGATTTTGGTAATATGTTGGTGAATATTTCAACGGAATATAACGATGCCTTACTAATTATAGAAAACAATAATATTGGTTGGGCAACTATCCAACAAGTAATAGATAGGGAATATCCTAATCTATTTTACACAAGTAAAGATTTAAGGTATGTGGATATCGCACACCAAATGACTAACAAGTATAGAAGTCAAGAAAAAAATATGGTGGCTGGATTTACAACCACAATGAAAACTCGACCTTTGATTATAGCAAAGTTAGAGGAATATTTTAGAGATGAAAGTGTAGTGGTACATAGTAGTAGATTGATTGATGAACTACTTACTTTTATTTATATAAACAATAGAGCCGAAGCAATGGCGGGATACAATGATGATTTAGTTATGTCGTTTGCTATCGGATTATGGGTTCGTGATACTGCATTAAGATTACGAACTGAGGGAATTGAATTAACAAAAAAGACTCTCAATAGAATGCAAGATATTGATGGTCTTTACACACCCGATGAAAACAAGAACGATTCTTGGGATTGGGAAGTAAACAAGAAAAAAGAGTCATTAGAGTGGCTCTTGTAAGTGAGGTAAAAAATGGCAGATAAAACATTATTCGGAAGATTGAGAAGATTATTCTCAACAAATGTTATTGTTAGAAATGTCGGTGGACGAAAACTAAAGATAGCAGATACCGAACAATTACAATCAGCAACCAAATCACATTTAGTTGATAGGTATTCAAAACTACATAGTGGTTTAGATATGGTGAATAGTGGATATTCCACATTCGCACAATTACAAGCGGCTCGTATGGGTTTGTTTAAAGATTATGAAAGTATGGAAAGTGATAGTATTATTGCATCCGCACTTGATATCTATTCAGATGAATGTACTATGAAAAATCCATATGGTCAAGTATTAGAAATCGCTAGTGATAATGATAATATAAAATCTATCTTACATAATTTATTTTATGATATAATGAACATAGAATTTAATTTATGGCCATGGACTCGTAATCTATGTAAATATGGTGATTTCTTTTTATTCTTAGATGTAAAGGATAAATATGGTGTAACTAATGTTGTTCCATTATCACCTTACGAATTAGTTCGTTCAGAGGGAGAAGACCCTGAAAATCCATATTATGTAAAATTTTATTTGGAATCAACAGAAACTGCTCATCCTTATTTTGCAAGACCTACTAATCAAACTAAAATAGAATTTGAGAACTTCCAAGTTGCTCACTTCAGATTGGCTAGTGATAGTAATCTTTTACCTTATGGTAAATCTATTTTAGAGAGTGGTAGAAAAGTTTGGAAACAATTAACTCTGATGGAAGATGCGATGTTGATTCACAGAATCATGAGGGCACCAGAAAAGAGAATCTTCAAAGTGGATATTGGAAATATTCCACCAAACGAAGTTGATAACTACATGCAAAGAATTATCAACAAGATGAAGAAAACACCATTTATTGATGATGCGACTGGTGATTATAATTTGAAGTTCAACATACAGAACTTAACAGAGGACTTCTTTATGCCAGTTCGTGGTGGAGATAGTGGTACAAATATAGAATCACTACCTGGTATGCAATATGAAACTACTGATGATATTGAGTATCTTAAAAACAGATTACTTGCGGCACTTCATGTACCAAAAGCTTTCTTAGGATATGAAGAATCACTTGGTAGTAAAGCCACATTAGCGGCAGAAGATGTTAGATTTGCTCGTACTATTGAAAGAGTTCAACGAATACTTGTTAGTGAGTTAACCAAAGTAGCCGTTGTTCATTTATACTCACAAGGATATACAGATGCTGAGTTGGTAAACTTTGAATTAAGTTTAACAAGTCCATCAACAATATACGAACAAGAAAAAATTGAGTTGTGGAGTAATAAAATAAATCTCGCTCGTGATATGAAAGATAATCAAATGATGAGTACAGAGTGGATTTATAAACACATATTTAATTTCTCTGATGACCAGATTGAACAAATGGATAAAGAGTTGGTACATGACCAAAAAACTAAATTCAGATTTGAACAGATATCAGTTGAGGGTAATGACCCACAACAATCAGGAGAATCAGTTGGAACACCAAGTGATATGCAATCACCAGATGAAGAGGGTGGTGGAGAAGATGATGTAGCTGGTTCAATCTTTGACCAAGATGAGGGTGGTTCACCAGAGGGTGGATTTGAGGGTGCAGGAAGACCTAAAGAAGTAAGTAAATATGGTAAAGATGGTAGTGCAAGAGGTAGAGAACCACTTGGAAGACCTAAAATACCTATCGCTTTGGCACACTATGATGCGTTGAAAAAATCATTCGGTTCGAAAGCTAGTGAAATTTTAAATGAAACATTAGAAAGTGATAAAATAAATGAAGAATATGAAGAATTTAAGGAAGAGAAATAACGATTTCTTGAAAGTTTTATATTTATATATGGTACGAATATTAAAAATTGGAGTGTTTGATGTCATCACAAAAGAAACATAATAAAATTAAGAATACAGGTATACTTTTCGAATTATTAACGAGACAGATTGCAGTAGATGTAATGAATGATTCGAAAAATTCACCTGCTATCAAAATAATTAAAGAATTTTTCAATGAAAAAACAACATTGGGTCGAGAAAAAGAACTTTACTCTATATTAATAGAGAAAAAATATAAAACTGCGGAACAAGCCAACATATTACTTGAGGCTGTAATTAAAAATCGTAGAAAATTATCAAATCGTAGATTAAAAAACGAAAAATACAATCTAATCAAAAGAATTAAAGAAAATTATTCTGTAAATGATTTTTTCAATTCAAGAATACCAAACTATAAAGTATTGGCATCTATATATAATGTATTTGAATTAGAATCATCAAAAGAAAAGATAGGTCCAATTGAAGAAACTGATAGTAAAATTAGTATCGTAGAAAATATTTGTGGCCAATCTATCAAACAAACTAAAAAATCAAAAGATTTAGTTGAATCGTACCAATCTCAAGAACAAGATGTAAGATTACTTACATATCAATTGTTAGTAGATAAATTCAACAAAAAATACAGCAATCTAAATGAATCTCAAAAAAATCTATTAAGAGAGTACATCAATAATCTATCAAACACTAACTCTTTGAGAGAATTCATAGATACTGAGGTTATCAAAGTACAAAAAGCACTAAAATCACATCTAAGAATAGTAGATGATAAAATTACTAAAATAAAACTCGCCGAAGCTATTGAACACACTTCGACAGCAATAGGTGGTAAATTAGTAAAAGATTCTCATGTTGTTTCTTTGATGAGGTATTATGAATTAATTAAGGAGTTAGATAATGTCCACGAAGATAAGTAAAAAAAGATTCATAGAGTTACTCAAAAATATAATTCGTAACGAAATCGAAGAAGCATCAACGACCGTATCTGCAGGTGGTGGAACTGGTACAGGTATTTACTATGATACACCAAAAGCTTTCTCTACTGGTTCAGGTCATCCAACAGATGGTGAAGTTGGTGGATATGAAAAGGTTGATGAGGCCAAATTCGCGGTTACTATTGATTTAGGAAAAGTAGGTGATGGTAAAGTTATTGTAGATGCTGGTTCAAAAGGAGCGGCTATCACGATGGTTGCTAAAAGATTAAAACAAGGAAGAAATGGAATTAAAAGTATTTCTCGTGTACAACCATCATTCGGTAAACAAATTGATAAAAGAACTGAAGTAACTGAGGGTAAAAGTAAATATCATACTTGGAAAGAGGATAAAACTTTAACACCAAAACAAAAAATTGGTAGAGCTATCAGAGAAGTTAGAAGTTCTTTAAGTTCTTTAAGTAAAACAATAGATAGAAGTGTTAAATTAAAAACTGAAATGGAAGTTAATTCTTCTGATTATTGGAAAACAACACATAAAGCATTATCTAAAATATCAGAACGATTAGTTAAAATGGCTAATAAAGTAGGGAAACTACAATGAACGATAAATATTTAAAAGAATCTATCGATATATTGAATAGAAAATTTGGTGAACCATTACCAACACTTGAGGATACTACAAGAGCACATTCAATAAAAAAAGAGGGTGGACCAGGTAGTGGTAGAAAGGCCAAACCAGGTAGTGCAAAAGATATCGATAATAGAATGAGTAAGGCGGCAGATGATGCAAACGCCAGATTAGATGCGGCTGAGAAAGAATTAAAGAAAAAGAAAATGAAAAAGGAAGATTCATTAATGGAGAATCCAGCTATCGCAGGAGCAGTTGCGGCGATGACTAGATTACAAATGCAAAATCCAAAGACAGGAAAAAAGATTAGTGCATTAACACCATTGAAAAATAAAGAACATCCTTTACATAAAAAATCTAAAAGTATGTTTCAAAGAATTAAAGATAAGTTAAAGAAAAAGAAAGATGGGCCAAATCCAAGAAGTAAAGATAAACCTTTACTACCAAAGAAACAATCTAAATCAGATGTAGATTTTTACAAAAGACAATTTGCAGGTGAAGTTAAAGAGGGGCCAGATGATGTAAGATTTGCAAGAAGAGCAATGAGTAAGATTGCAAAAGATGAAGCTAAGTTAAGAAAATCAATGTTTGAATTAGAACAAGCATTTTTAAGAGACCCAAGAAAAGAAAATCAAAAATTGGCAAAAGATATTAAAAAAAATTATAAGAGTAATGTAACTGCGTTCATGAGAGATTCAGTTCAAATGATTAAGAGGATGAAATAATGAAAGACTTAATAGTAGATTATATTCCATTTGAAGTATCACCACAACAAATAAACGAATCATTAAAAGAAAATGATGGTAAGTTAGTTGTTAAAGGTGTATTACAAAGAGCAGATGCGAAAAATCAAAACGGAAGAGTATATCCAAAAGATATTTTGATGAGAGAGGCAGATAAATATAATGATGGATTTATCAAACAAAAAAGAGCATTGGGTGAATTAGACCATCCTGATTCTTCTGTAGTTAATTTACAAAATGTATCACACAATGTAACCGAAATGCATTTTGAGGGTGATAATTTATTAGGGACTGTAGAAATCTTAACTACACCAAGTGGTAATATCTTAAGAGAATTATTTAAAAATGGTATCAAGTTAGGTATCAGTTCAAGAGGATTAGGTTCAGTAGAAGCTGTAAATGAAGATAACGGAAATCCTGTAATGAAAGTTGGAAAGGATTTTGAATTAATCGCATTTGATTTTGTTTCTAATCCATCTACACATGGTGCTTTCATGCATCCATTAAGTGAGGGTGTTGATAAAACACAACAAGGTAGAACTTGTGGACAGTATTGTAAAGCAGAAGATTTAATCAATAAGATTATAAGAGGAGAGTAATATGCCAGGTTTAGAAGACAGACAGGTACCAGAAGTTCCTAAAAACAATGATAGTTTAGGTGGAGATTTAGGATTAGAAAATACACCAATACCACCAAATGGACAAATCGTACCACCAACATTTACAGAGTTGGCTGATGGTAATGATGCCGTAACACCACAACCAGGTAAGGTTGGATTAGAAGAGTTTGGTATACCTACTAATGGTACAATCAACACTACATCATTTAGTAGTGATGGTTTAGCGGGTGACTAATGCCATCCAAATCTAAAGCTCAACAAAGATTTATGGGACTCGTACACGCCTTTAATAAAGGTGATGTAAAGGGTTCTGAAGTATCTAAGAAAGTAAAGGATGTTGCAAAGGGTATGAAGAAATCCGATGTAAAAAAATACGCATCCACAAAACACAAAGGGAAACCAGAGAAAGTGAAAAAAGAAGCCATAGATAAAATCAGAGAAATGATTAGAATGGAACTTGAGGGTTGTGGTTATGTTATGTCCGCAAAGAACCCATCTTATAAATTAAAATCACCTGGTGGAACTGGTGAAGAAGATAAAAAATTAAAAGAAAAAATAAAGAATACGGAAGCAGGTTTTCGATGGAATCAAATACCTAATAGGGGAACTATTAATTTTGGTGAATATGGTAAGTATTTGATACTAAATAAAACCAAAATGTTTGTTGATGGGAAATATATATCAGGTAAATTAAAAGGTAAAAAAGTTAGATGGTATTCAAAAGATGGACAAAGAGATGCTCGTAAAAGAAAAGGTATACCTATCTCAAAAACACCACGCTTTCCTTATGTTATGGTAAAAGAATCTATACTTTCAGAGGGTGAAAAAGAAAAGATTGAACAATTACTAATCAAGTATGGTAACACACCTGAAGATGCAAAACAAATGATTAAAAAAACCTATGATTATATAAAGAAGGCTTACAGAAATGCAAATGCATCAAAGAAAGCCGAAATCATGTCAGGTTTGATGAAGTTCGAAACAACAGAACAATTTAGTAATTTAGTTGAAAAGTGTTGGAAAGGATACATGATTCATCCAAAAAGAAAAACTAAAAAGTTATTTGGTAAAACATATCCTAATTGTATAAAGAAAGAAGATACACTTTACATTGAAGCAATGTCAGCGGCTCAAGCTAAAGCTGCTCATAAAAAATTCAAACAAACAGGTGAACTACCACCACATTTAAAAAAGTTAGTAAAAGATTTAGATAAAGTTAAGGTAAAATATAAAGTAAAAAACATAGTTGTTCCTGGTTTAGAATGGATGGCTGATATAAAAGATGAGGGATTTGCGAGTGATGCTCAAAGAAGAGCGGCATTTGCAAGTGGATATAAAGCCAAAGGTAAAAAGAAAAAGAAAGAATCAGTAAGTGAAGCAGTTAAAGTATTAAAATTTACAAAGGTGAAAGATAACACATTAGAAAAACATCTAAAGCTTATTAGTAAAAAAGTTGGAGCAAAATTATCTAAAATTAATGGTGGATTCAAAGTTGATGCCGATGGAGATATCAGAAAATTAACTTCGGTGGTTGATTATGTATTTGATAAATCAATCAAGAAAGGCCTTATGAAAGGTGGTGGGATGTCTCAAATCAATTTAGTAAGTGAGGCAATGGATAAAAGACAAGGTGCAGAAACTCTAAAACAATTAGGTGGTAATAGATTTATTATGATGACAGGAGCAAAACACTTTGGTGTAGGGCCTAATGGAATGAGTTTCAAGATTGGTAAAAACTCTAAAAGAGTAAACCATGTAACAATAGATTACGATAGAGGTAGAGATTTATATAATATGAAATTTGATTGGGTAACTATCAAGGGTATTAAAAACAAGAAAACACTAAAAGGAATTTATGCAGACCAGTTACAAGATATGTTCACAAGATATACAGGTATGTACACAAGTTTGTAGGAGAGAATAGTGATAAAATTAACAGATATAATAAAAGAATCAAAGGTATCTTATTTAACAGAGGCCTTCAAAAGTAAACTATTAAGACAATTTTCTATAAACAATAGAGGTTCATT